CAAAAGGTGTATACGCCTCCCCGTTCCAACCTGAACGTTGAGCATCCCGCCCAGGGCCCCGACAGACCTCGTCTAGATCAAGAATCTAGCGTCCAGTCACAGGTAGAAATACCAGGTTGGGCTATACTAGTAAGACTAGTATATAGTATTCGTACTATATGATCTTTGGTGGTACTCAGTCTCTTATTGTGTACAATATGACGGTTAATCGTATAAGGATGGAATATCCTATCCCGATTACGTACAACGTATACCAAAAGGCCTAATTTAGACCTTCATATTAGGTAATGTTATACGTTTCCCTACATATAAAACATGCATTATATTATGAATCACCTAGTTTGTAATATTATTACTCGTAGGCAATTATAGTATAGACATGGTGTACTATAGAGGAGTCCTTAATACCATCTTAATAAATAAATTATGAAAAATTTCTTTTCCATCCTTTACTTAAAAAGACCAAAGTTATCCGATAAGGTGTGAATATCTCCTAAAGAGATTGGATCATTTTTGAAGATAACTACTTTCTTATTTCAATTGGTCGGTTACGAGGAGGAGGTTAAACTCTTTAGTCTAAGGCTAAGGCGTTTGTGGAAGAAGAGTGGAAGCAATTTCACTTTTTTGTACATGAAAGAGTCCGTACGCCTTACGATTAGAAGTTTAGCTGGTGCTCCTGAACCTAGGTTCCTCGCCAAGGGAGTCTATGTCTCAAGAGACCCAAGGGGGTTGCCTAATATTTTACCTAAGAAATTGCGAGATATTTTATATCAAAGCATGAGTATTAGGAATGATATTATGGTTAAATTCATTCTAAGCATTATGTCTATTTACCGTGTCTTCCCTTCTGTCCAGCGAACTAAGTTAATGACCATTACTGGTCATTTTACCGGTATATCTAGAGTCTTAGACTCTGACCGGGTTCGTGAAGCAGTGGAAGATCTGGGCATTGGGGCATTACATCTTAGACCTATGAAACTTTTAAAACTTGAAACCGCGAGTCCTTATGCATATAAATCTACATGAGGATCGAGCAGTGATATAATAGCTTTATTACATAATAAACGTAAAATTTTCACATTGTGAAACTTTATGGATAAAAGTGTAATAAATGTTCTCATATTTATCTGAGTATTGTTACTATTAGTATTAGCTCTACCGTTTAAGTATATAAACGTTTTATTATCAAATAAGTGATGATTAACAGTAAGAAGAGACAAGGATCATGTATTTTCCGATATTTCTGAAAATATTGATTATTACCGAACATTTAGTATGTTCGGTCGGAAATATTCATGAACCCTTAGATCTTTCGAACCTAAATTATCATTATCATTAGGGCGTCTTGCAACTGTTTTTGATCAAGCAGGGAAAGCACGTGTAGTTGGTGTTACTAACTACTGGCTCCAGGTTTGATTAAAACCTTTACACGATTCCATTTTTGATAAATTAAAGATAATAAAAGAGGATGGAACACATGATCAGTATAGACCTATCGATATTTTAATATCAGGTCTAGAACCTGAATCTATGTTACATAGTTTCGATCTAAGTGCAGCAACCGATAGACTACCAATTGAAGTACAAATTCAAGTACTAAACCAATTGGCACCTGGTTTGGGAACAAAATGAGCTTCTCTTCTTGATATTGCCTGAAAATACAGGGATCAAGTCGTAAAGTATTCTGTCGGCCAACCCATGGGTGCTTACTCATCTTGAGCAATGCTCGCGTTATCACATCATGTGATCGTGAGATATTCTGCACTTATTTGCGGGATAAAATCATTTAGCGAATACGCCCTTCTAGGTGATGACATTGTCATCGGAAATGACCTTGTGGCTGAACAATACCTTAAGGTTATGTCAACTCTTGGAGTTGATATAAACTTAAACAAATCAGTTCAATCGAAAGATTTTGCTGAATTTGCTAAGGTATTGAGAGGTCCAAATAATTTGGACTATACCCCATTAGGTGCAGGATTAATTCTGCGCTTAATAAGGGATAGTAACTATTTAGGAGCCGTTATGAGCGAAATGTTCAAAGTTAAGATGTTGAAACACTATGGCGCTTGCATAAAGATGCTAAATTCTTTACCTCTTTCATTGAAAAAGGCAAAGAATCTAGCTTTATGATCCGTTTTCGGACTAAAAGGAACTATGTGAAAACTAACAGAGCGTGACGTCTCTTTCTTGAAGAGAACGATTGCGTTCCAGTTAGGTTTCAGAACCTCTGAGTCCATTATGTTGGTTTATCTCCTTTTTAATGGCTTACGCCAAGCAAAAATTGATAAGACAACAGAAAACTTGCGTGAACTATATAGACAATGTAAATGACTAGTATGAAATAGTACATTTTCAGTATCTAAATATGGATCATTACAACTCTTTGAAGTTGTTACGCGATTTATATCACCCGGTTTTTGAGTTTATCTCATAAGTCTTTTTAAAGATTTTATTTTCACTATTACATTCCTTAATTATCTCTTAATGTTTGATTGAAGAGTTAATTGAAATGAAATAGTGGATCTAGTTGATGACTCCGAAGCTATTACTAATATCGATTGGACTAATAAGCGCGAGATTAAGCGTAATGCGAAATTTCAAGCAGATGTATTTAAGAACATGTCCAAGCTTAAAGAGCTTGATCTTGAACTTGATACTTTATTAGCACCTGATATTAATAATATGGGTAGACCTGATCCATGGGATGGACCAAATCTCCGAAGGGGATTCCGTATTCCAGATAACCGTGACGATTTCTTTACTAGAGTGCTGGGTTTACCCATACCTTTAGCTAAAGTAAATATTCGCGTCAAACGATCGAAAAAAGAATAAGAAAGGCTTCCGTAGGTAGTCAATCCTTC